CACTTGCTCCAGCCGATTATGATCGAGACAGGAGTCGTCATCGTGCTGGTGCATCACTTCCCGAAACCAAAGGGCAAGGACGACAAACCTGAGAGCGTGGCAGATATGGCCTACTCAGGCTTCGGATCGTCGGACCTGACGAACTGGGCCAGAGAGGTAATCGTGATGAAGGAGATAGGATTCAATCAACCGCGACGCTTCATGCTCGGAATGGCGAAGCGGGGAGATAGGTCAGGCTTGCAGGATAAGGAACAGAAGAAAGCAGGCTCGATCATCATCCAGCGCGGCGTCGGTACGATATCATGGGATTACGCACCGCCCGAACAGTTCGTCGTCGATAAGTCCACAGCGAAGAAGCCGTGGACAGGCGGACGACCTAAGCGTTAGCCCTCCTTCATAGCGCGGCGACGACCTTTAGCGGCAAGGGACAAAAAGCCTTTCTTGCCATATTTTTTCATTCCGATGTGGGCCGCGAGAGCCGCAGGATCTTTGACGCCCTTCTTCTCAAGAGAGCCGATAAGCTTCTCGTAACGTCCACCACCGCCAAGTTTCATCTTGTCCATAATATGTAGAATGAGTTGTTACTGACGAAATTACCAAGCTGCGCATGACCAATGCCGAGGAGTCGTCTTATCCTTTGCCTCCGCACAGTTATGCCGCGCACGGAAGTTCTTACGACGCTCAGGATTCGACTTCTTGATCTTCATGTCAGGATCGCCGAACCGAACGATGACAACCTTACCAGCAGGATTCTTGACGTACACCGCACTCTTCTTCCGCTCACCCGGCGTGTAGAACGGATTGTTCAACGTCACCTTCTTGCCCTGATAGGTATTACCTTTCTTGGAGAGGGAGGTTTTCATGGAAGCTCGTTTTCAGCCTCAACCGCTTGCTTGTACTCCTCTGAGTTCTTTCCAAATTCCTGACGCAAAGACTGTGAAAGTTGATTTGCCGCGCTAACCAAAGATTTTGCTTCAACATCTTTAACGGGAGTCATTGACAGCTTTCGAAGCTCTGGAGACGACAACATTTTTGCCGCAAAACGATACCGAACTTCACTCTTCGAATTCCATAGCCGAGACAAGAAAGCAAGCGTGGCTGGGACTGTTCCTTGGGCCACATTGCCACCTTGGTATCCAACCAAAAGATAGTTGATCAGTCCTCGATTCACATCAGATGCTGCCTTTGCTGGGACTGGCATGTCAGCAATGGCTTTTGCAACCTTTTCAAGTTCTTGTCTTCCGGTAGGTCCTAGAAGTGTATTTGCTGTTTCAAAGAATGGACTGGCAGCTCGGCCTGCGGTTGCCGGTCCTGCCGGAACCCCCGAAGACACAAGGTTGAGAAGTTTTTGACCATCAATCACATCTCCCGTTTTTGATTGCTGAAGAAGATCGTCAATGAAAAGAGACTGAACATCTCGAAGCACATCTGGTTTTCTTGACGACAACCTCGAAACAACATTTGCAATCTTTGGTTGATTTACTGGATCAGAAACAAATTTTGCGATGTCAAACGCATCCCTATCTACAACCTTATCGAGTCCAAGTTTTGAAAGTTCAGACTTAACGCGGACATCTTCTTGGACCGCTTTCTGCGCAAGTTGTTGAAGAGCATTTTTGTCGGTTGTGCCAAGCATTTGCTCCACAAACCTTGGGTCAGCATTGACTGACGACAAGTAGCTTTCTGGAGACTTTGCAGCAGTCCTGATATCTCCAAGTCGAGATTCAGAAATGAACGCATTTCTAATGTTTGCGTAGTTCGGGAAAAGCTTGTTTCTTACTGGCTCAGGCAGTCCATTTATCGTATCGAACATTTGTCCGACGTTTATTCCAGAGCCTTTTCTTCCAGCTTGAGATGCAGTGCTAACGATAGCTTCCTTTACCAAATCGACCCCTTTTTGAGTGTTGGAAGTACCAAGCAAATCGGTAAGCAAGTTTAGATTGGTTTCAGCGTTAGCCCCTGTAAGTCGCGAGATAATGGCCTCTCCAGAAAGACCGCCACCTTCTCCAACCTCCTTGAGAATGCCATCGCTCAAATTACCCCTAAAACGGGAAATATTTTGAGCGTAATTTTGATTTGCAGCTCCAAGTGCTTTTTCAAGAGCGGGGCTTTGTGAAACGGCATCTTTAATTTGATTTGCAGCAATCTCGGCAAGTTGAGCTTTTGTTCGGACATCAACACCGGGAAGAACACCTGCTTGCCTTATTTGCTTTGAAAGGTTCGATGCTAAATTTCTTGCTTCCTCAAGACTCGCTGTACCGAGCAAATCCTCTGCGGCAGCAAGCGTGGCACGTTGACCAGCCGGAGCGGCGATAACAGAAATATTTCCAGCAGCGGTTTTGGCAAGATTTAATCCGGCAGAATTGGAGAAGTCGATGAGTGGCTGAAGATCCACAAGAGTCTGAGAATACTCCGGCAATTTTCGTGCGTCTTCGTAGGCTTTATTCCACGAAGTTTGAGCCGTTTTCATCGAGTCATCAGCAAGAGTTTTTAGGTCATCTCCAATTGCAGCAAGACTTCGTCCGGGTGCAAAAAAAGACTTTCCAACCTGACGAACACGTTGTTCTGCGTTATTTACAGAATTTGCGGCTCTATTTGAAAAGTTTTGAACCGCCATGTCAGCCTGCTTCCCAAGACCTTGACGCTGCGGATCGAGAACATCGAAAACCTGACGGCTAATTTCTTGGGGAGTTCTATTTCCGCGAGGCGTATTTGCAGCTCGATGAAGAGCAAGTTCATAGAGTTGACCCATCGTTTCAGGATCAGGTTCTGCTCCCTCTAAAGCCATTCTTCTTGAGATAGCTTGAGAATCTATTGCTCCCGCCAAAGAAATTGGAACCTGCTGTCCGGTTGCTGTTTCAATAGTCTGAACCGACCTGAGCATTTTAAGCTGGTCAGATGTCAGATCAACCGGCCTGAACAAGTTGGCCACAGTCGCCTTTATGAGCGGCAACTTTCCACCTAAAGCACTTATACCGGCCATTGCGACTCGCATTGGCTCTCCAATAACAGGTCCAAGTGCGCCTCCGATTGCGGTTTCTTTGACAACCTCACCAACCGCTTGAGCTGGTTTTCCTTCGGTAACAAGTTCGGCAGCTTTTGGAATAGCTGATGCTGCGCCTCCAGCGGCTCCGAGAGTGGCTTGTGCGCCGGTTCTTTGGAGGAATTTTCCAGCCATTGCTGCGCGAGCTAAAGCTGGAATTCTTGCAGCAAGCAGTTCGGGTGCAGCAAAACCAAGAGCAACTGATGCGGCACCTTCTGGGACAGTTTCGCCTTCAAACATTGATGGCGCACCAGATTCAGCCAAACGCTGTTCTGCCTGTGCCATAGCTTGGCTAAAACGATCAGAATCGCTCATCGTAGCCTGTTTGATCTGCTCTGGATTAAGCGCAGAAACAAGCCCCTGCTCTTCACGACGACGCATCTCTCCAACTGTGGCCGACTGTTGCACCGCTTGATTTAACTGTGCGGTTGACCCAACGGCAGCAGAAGCTTCAACCGCTTGAAACGGTTTTGAAGGGTCAAATCCGCTAGATTGTTTTGCGACAGCTTCTTCAACAACTTCAAAAGGCTGATTAGGATCGAATGGCATAATTATTGAGCAACCTCAATGTAGGCGTTGGTTGTTTCGTCCAGTTCGTAAATTTTTTCACCCTGCTTAACACGCTTTGGCTTTTGAGGAGCAGCGGTTTTTGACTGACCTTCAATCTTCTGAACGTCCATTTCTCCAATCATTCCAAATGGAGATTTCATCCGATCTTTGGCATCAAGGAAAAGAGTACGAATCTCAGACAACGCTTGTTTAACCTGAGCTGGACTAGATTTCAAAAAGCTTTGATCAATTAGCTCCTTTGCTCTACGAGCATCAGCGTCTGTAAGCCGACCAGTCTCAGAAAGAAGACCCCTTGCAACCAAAGGAGTTAACGCTCCAATTGTTCGGTTCAACCTTGTCTGAGATGGGTTTAATCCAATTCCAATTTTTGCCCCTCCGACAGCCTGACCAAATTCGCGCAATCCTCCAGAAATACTGAACGCTGCATCAATGTCTTTCGGATTAATGCTATCGATCAACGACAACGCGCTATTGGCCGACTTGATGCCGTTGAAAAGTTGAGTTTGAACTGCTTGAGGCAAAGCTTTCTTGAACTCAAATTCACCAGAAGGGCCAACAATAATGTCCTGACCGCTCTTTGTAGCAGCGGCTTTGAGAACTTGAAACTTAGCGTCTTTTTGGTCGTCGGCAGCGCGTTGCCAATCTGCCAATGCAGCCGTCAAAGGTGACTTAGAGGCTTGCTTGCTTGCGGAAGCGGATTTTGCCATTTCCCCTTGCGCGGGAGTAAGTAAATTGGACGAAACCATTTGATCGATAGCTTCTGCCCCTGACGATGCCGCCGAAGCAATCTTAGCCGCAATACTAAGCCCGGATTCTTGAGCTGTTTTTTCAGCCATTTTTGGAGCAACCGAATCAAGAATTAGCTTGGCCTTTCCCATGTCTATTTGGCCGTATTCATTTAAGCCATTATTGTTCTGCCAAACTACATCGTGCAGACCGTTTTTGTTGGCAAAACTGATAGCGTCTGCCAATTGATTTCCAACAATTTGCTTAGTTTCATTTGCACCATTCATCAACTTGCGTCGAGTTGAAAAATCATCAAGTTGCTGACGATACTGGTTTAAAATTGCTTGATTCTTAACCGCTTTGACTGGTTTAAATGTCGGGAAAGGAGCGTTTGGATTTATAAAAAACGTGTCAACCGCTTCAACATTGTAGTTCATGTTGTTAACGTCATCGACTTCATCTTCAGAATTTTTGAGTGCGCGAGTTAGATCAAAATCCCGAGCTTTATTTTGAAGCTCCATGCCACGCCGTTGAAGCACAGACTCCGCAGTCTGCACCTGCAACTGCTCCATCATCCGCTTCTGCGTCTGTGCGCGGTCGTACAGCGATGCGCCTAGCTGAAATGCTTCGAGAGATTGGTCGGCCATAAATTATGCCCAGTTAGAAGGATCAGTTGGTCCGCCGATGTTTGTCGATGGTGTCGAATAAAGCTCAGGATCGTTCTGAGGATTGTACGATGAGTACGGAGATTGGTTTCCGGCCATTTGCCCCAACCCTCGCTGGAACATCGCTCCTCCGGTAGTTCCAGTGAATTGCGTGATGGCGCTTCCGAATGCCTGCTTCATTGCAGAAGGTTGAGCTGCAACTTGAGCTGCTGCCATGTCTCTTGCGTATTGAGCCTGCTGCTGCTGCTGCATGAATCCAATACGTTGATTTGGAGTAATAAACATACTGCTCACCGAGAAAGGCTGCGCCATTCCGAACATCCGCTGCTGCTGGATGAAGTTCTGCGCTTGGTTAAGACCTTGATTCTGGATCTGCATCGATGTCAGACCAAAGTCGCGAGCGGACAGATTCCTACCCATGCCCGTTCCACCGCCAAATCCGCCACCAAGCGCACGTCCAGCGGAAGAGCGTTGAAGCTGAGATTGAACATCTTGATCAACCTCGCCACGCAATCTTGAACCAATAGTCTTTCCAGCTTGAGCGATGATCTGGTCGTAGCCGGGAATTGCGCGACGAAGCTGCTGCTCAAGAATGTTTTGTTCAGCAGAGGTCGTCTTTTGAGCGAGTTCGGTTGCAGGTTCAAGCGATGCGATATTTTGCTGAATCGCCTGCTTCTGTTCTCCCGCGAAATCAATTGGCTTTAGCTCTGGTACTTTGACTTTTTTAGGGCCAAACAATCCGCCCAAAATTGTACCTACAGCCGAGAGGGCTGACCCTCCCATTGATGTCCCCATTCCCGGGGGTAATGATGGTAATGCCATAAATTATCCTTTTTGGTTCAGAACCATTGCGAAAATCCTCCGCCGTTCAATCCGACGCCGACCATGCGTATCGTCGCAACCGCGTCACCTAGATACTGCATCGTTTGCTCTTGAACAGCTTGAACTGCTTTTGCTTCGTAGGCCACTGCTTCCTGAATCAAATCGTTCTCTTCCTTACGAATCGCCATGACCATCAGCTTGATGGCATCGGGCGAAGGAGGAATAAGGTAGTCATTGACGCTCGTAGCGTTGATATGGCGCATCTTCGCCATGACCGTGACAGGCTTGTCCTCGTCGTTGCTGCAACGATCCGTCAGGTAACTGCGACGGTACTGTGGCAAAGTTTCATCTGGGTCGTAAACTGCCAGATCAAGTTCCAGCAACGTAGTCGCGTTGTACTCGTACAAGCGGCTGGCAGTGTTCGTCGCATCGCGAATGACGCCACTCAACGAGATGAACTTCTTAGTGGACTGAACGTACGGCAAAGCGAGCGTCAGCTTCTCTCCGTCAATCCACACGCCACCGGACTGGGTGCGAATCCAGTTTCCGTTCTGATCGACTCCTTGGAGCGTGATGGTCTTGCCAACGTCGGAAGCGTCACCGGGATAGACTCGCAGGTAGCTGTTGATGCCGCCGGACATGTCGCGGTAAGAAACGACGGTGCCACGATCAACAAGCTGCTTGCCGACGCATGCGCCGTTTTCTCCTCCAAGCAATCCGTATCCAGACTCTTGAAATTCGAACCATTGATTGCGAACCGTTCCGACTCCGCAGCAATCGGCTACGGATTCAATGGTTTCGATCTGACGCGGCCAAGTGATGCAACCGCCTACAGTGTGGATCGTGAAGCGTCCGTACGCGCCAGCCCACAGACCCTTGTGTAGAAGCCTTCGACACGCCTGATTGATGTAATCATAAACGCGCTGATCATCGACACATGTGCCGATAACCCGAGCGATGGTCGAGCGAATGTCCTGAACGATGAGCTTCATTTGGTGTAGTAGACTCGGGATGTTCGCTTGATGAAGTAAACACCGTAAAAAGGAGGCAGGTTATTGTGGGCGGCTCCACCTCCAGTGGATGAAGTGGCAACATTTGCAGTGGTGCCGTATTGGACGCCATTGGCTCCACCATTATTTGCATCCGCAGTGACAAGCGGGAAGAAATTGTGAGTGTGAGCAGGTATCTCGGGAACCGTCAGCGTGTGCTGATCCTCGCCAACGATAGAGGTGGATGTAGCTGTGCCAAGAACAGCAACCGCACCGCTCGCCGCAAAAGCACCAGCACCGACCGGGAATCGAGCGTCAAACAACGTATCAACCATCCACATTGGTCCGGTTGTGGTTGTAGCTGTAGCTGTTCCATCGCCGCCGTCGTACGAAAGAAGATCCGTAGTCGTTCCAACAAAAATGCGACGATCAAAACCTCCCGCTGCAACTGGGTTTTTACGAAGCCATAAGCTTTGATCGTAAATCCACCAATTCCCATCCTGATCGAGCCACGGGAAAATCTGATTGTTAATTGCCGGATACGTCGGTCCAAAATTGAAGAACGAGTTTCCAATCGTGCTGTTGAACGTAGCCTGAGTGCCGCCGATGATATCGTTGGCCAACTTCTGGTAAGATGCAGGGCAATAATTTG